TCTCGATCGTCGTAAATGTCGAGAACTAGACCGCTTAACTTTTCCATGAAGCCTCTTGAGGAGAGAGTAACTGCCTTAGCTTACACCCGCAAGAGTAGGACAGAGAATGTAATAAGGGAATTGAAGGCCACAATTAACAAGGAGGATTTTCTATGGCAACACCGCCAAAAGAATGTTTCGGTCTCCACTGGGACCCCAACGAAGTCGAATGTAAGGGAGGATTCGACGCAGCATATACGAATCCAAAGGACGGAACACACCGTCGAGACAAATGCGCTTGGTGGGGACAGTGCGCTGCCAGAACCTCAGCCAAGAAAACCGAGGGGACACGCCAGAACTACCAAAACTTAACCCAAATTACTAGACGCCCAGCCCCGAGTTCGCAGTACGTAAAGCCACAACTGCCAAACACGCCCCAGTGGTCTCCACAGACCCACAGCGATACAAGTCACCAAGGCTCGCATGTACCGCCCCATGTTGCGTACCACGGACCCCAACATGTGCCCGTGCAGTATCAAACTCCTGGAGCACAGATGCCAAGCTATCTGGCCAACCCGGAACCGATAAATCCAAACATCCCGTGGCACCAGAGACTGTGGCATGAGATTTTTAGGTCCATGATGAAGTCATCCGGTCATACAGCTGCTTCATTCTTTGACCACATGACGATTACTCGCCCCAAAGGGCCCGAGGACAAATGAGGGTGGCCGTGGTGCGCGGCCACGTTTTTTTATGAAACTAATCAAAAGAGTCCCAGACAAGGGGTATCTAGATACATGGCTGTGGGTACCTAAGAGTTTCGTCAATGTGGAAGGCACGAAGAATGCGCTGTCCTTCACTTTCTACGATAGCTACGCAGCCAATAATGTTCGCTACCTGTACCTGTACAAAGAGGAGGAGCACCATCTACTCGTACCGAGAGCTTTCTGGAACCCGGAGACGCTACCGTTCGACGTAGTCGACTGCAGGCCACGTTACTTTCCACAGGTCAAACTGGGCAGCAAAATAAAACTAGACCACCGCAGCACGAATCAAGGCCTCGTATCCACAGGAGAAGACGTACAGCAAAAGTCTGTGGACGCCATGAAGGCGGCTGAGGGCGGGGTGCTCCAGCTGGCCTGCGGGAAGGGCAAGACAGTTGTGGCGCTAGAGGTGATCGCTCAACTACGAGTTCCGGCAATCATCATCGTCGACAACACTCACCTCCTCGAGCAGTGGAAGCGCGATATCGACAACTTTCTTGAGCTCGATGAACCTATCGGGATCATTCAAGCTGAGAAATTCGACTGGAAGAGGCCTGTCGTACTAGCCACATATCAAACCATCGCCGCTAAAGCAGACACAATGCCCGAAGAAGCTCGGCGGTGGTTTGGGGTGGTCATCTGGGATGAGGCCCATCACGTAGCTGCCCCTACCTTCGCCAAGAGCGCAGACCTGTTTTACGGCAGGCGATATGGCCTCACGGCCACCCCCACTAGGGCCGACGGTCTGCACATCATCTACGACTTGCACATCGGAGACATCGTCTACAAGGACCTAGACCAAGCACTCAAACCATCCCTCTACTTCAAGTGGACGGGTATGCACATCGATGAGACGGACCCTCAAACCAGGGTTCGCGATAAGAATGGAGAGCTTCATCTATCCAAACTGACCAGCTACTTCGGTAGGTGGCGCAAGCGTTTGGAGATGGTCATCGATGACGTCAGGATAGCCGCCACCCACGGCAGGAAGATACTGGTTCTGTCCAACTCAATCGACGAGGTAATCAACCTGTGGGCTCTTTGGACCTACGGTCCTGGAACTAGCCTGTACTCAGACATCCCCATCCCCACTCCTCAAGACGTAGGGGAAACACTGTCGCCGATAAACCTGGCACCGACAGACCGTAAAAAGAAGCTGCGAAACCTGGAAGACATCAAGAAGAGACTACAGAGTCAAACGCTACACCCCAACAAACGGCAGCAACTAAGTCAGAGAAAAGCTCAACTGGAGCAGCTTCTGAAGCAGTGCAAGGTGCAGAGCAAGATAGAGGCCGAGCTTCGAAAGAGGCAGAAGCCCTTCTTGAACGATCTTCTCGAGAGCGACAGCACCGCCGGAATCATGATCCATGGTGTGCCCCCCAAGGTGCGGGCGGGCTTCCTCACCAGCAGACAAGTAGTGTTCGCCATCACGAAGTACGGGCGAGAAGGACTAGATTGCGCAGAGCTGGATACGGTTGTGGTCAGTACACCATTTTCTGGGCGCAACAGTCTGCAACAGGTAATGGGCAGAACGGTACGAGCGAACGATAACAAAAAGCGGCCAGTAGTCCTCTTCTACGAAGACGAAGTAGGACCCCTGATAGGCATGTGCCGGAAACTCCGGCGCCACCTACGAAATTGGCCGCATGAAGAAGGTGGACCCTATGACTGTGAGCTCATAGGTCACCCTCAGAAAGCAGGAACGAAATGGGAGAAAACGATTTCTCAGGTGTTTGGGCCCTCATTGCCACAGCAGGGGGCAAGTTCATAGGACGGTGCAAAGACGACCGTCATTCTCTGCGCATTGGCTCCTGGACAGCCGTCATGAGTAAAATAGAGGAAGACTCCAACGAGTGGATACATCTCTCAGATGCCTATGAGTACACAAGTGCTCTGATGCCAGTACAGGGGCCTCAAGGCCCCAGCATGCAACGGGCCATCCACTGCTTGCCCGTAGGAGCTACATCCAACGCGGTAACTATCTGGGTCAAACCAGTGTCAATCCTCTTCTTCGAAGAGATGCAAGAAGATGATCGAAACGAGTATAAGAATCTCGTGACCAGAGCTAGGCAACTAGCTATCCAGAGCCGTGCTCAAAAAGCCGGCATTTCACTAGCTGGGCTACAAATCCCAGAAGAGTTTAACCCGAACAAGATAAAACGTGGCTGACTATAGAAAGACGCTAGAAGTACTGCGGGAAGAATGGAGTGAGTGCACAAAGTGTGAGTTAGGGGTACGTCGCGAGGAAGAAGACGGGGAGTTTGTTTTCGGAGAGGGCTTCCCTCGCGGCGTGATGTTCATAGGAAGAAGCCCCGGAAGAGACGAAGAGGCAGAAGGCATGCCCTTCGTGGGGCCCCCGGGAGAGTTTCTAAGGAGCGTCATCGAGAAGGTTGGTCTCCCTACCTGCTACATGTCCAACCTCGTGGCATGTCGGTCGTGTGGTGAAGTTTACGATGGGGAAGGCGCACTCGTAACCTCCACCGACCGACGCACGGGGGAGGTCAAGCCCATGATTGGAGACAAGCCCCCTACGGTACTGCAGGTACAGGAATGCATGCCCCGACTACATGAAGAGATCTATCTAGTAGACCCAATCCTCATCGTCACACTAGGGGGAGAGGCCGTCAAAGCACTCACAGGAAAGCCCATAGCCATAACGACCCAAAGTGGGATTGAAAGAGAAGTTGAAATCCCAGGCGCGTGGCGAGTTCCCGTCAGGACAGAAAAAAAGAAAGTGTGGGGTCGAAAGGTGCGGGGGGAAATGACCTTCCCCACCGAGGTGAACATGGTGAAGTACCTGCTCATCCCCCTTATGTGCCCAGCATACGTACTTCGCTACCAAAGCGATGAACGTCAAGGAAGCCCTCTACACACATTTGTCGAGGGCATGAGAAAAGTAGCCGACGTCTATAACCGATATATGGTTGAAGTCTTCGGCTCGCTACCACAGGAATCCAATTTTTAGGAGAGATATGTCAGAGGTTGTACCCCCCGAAGAAATATCAGAAGTAGTTGCCTACCAAAACGCGGAAGAAGAACGGGAGGCGTTTAGGGCAGCACACAAGAAAGTGTTCGAGCAATACGACGCACTTGTTGAAGACAGAAACCAGAAACTGGGAGCTGCAGACAAGAAGGTGCGGGCTTTGCAGGTCACTTGCGGTGACTGGAGAATAAAAAACACAAGGGTCCAATGGGACTATGAGGGTCTTTGCGAGTTCAGAGGCCGAGAGCGGTTCTTGGAAATACCAGGAACAACCATCCACACAATCACGGAAAAGGGCGGCGACAAAGCTAGGCTGGAGGCAGCTTACGCGGCAGGCACCGTCTCGAAAGAAGAAGCCGACATGTTCCGAAAAGAAACTTTGGCTTACTCTACGCCAAAAAAGGTAACGGCATGAAATGGCAGAGACTCGTAGAAAGACACGGATGCATGGAAACCACAGAAGGCGTTGAAGTAGACCCCTTTTACCATCTCAAGTCAGTGGTAACTGTTGAAGGCTCCGAGGGCATCCCAAATGCATCGGTTTCGGTTACCACCGGCAGAGCGATAGAATACGGGGAAGTGAAATGCTCCACCACGGTACGTATCGTATGTCCACAAGAAGAGAAGTGGATCGATTTGGCGGGAGAGCTCGCCTTCACAAAATCCCTCGAGCTCACCAATGACGGCATGAGCATCATGACCCCCGGCACAGAGCGGTTAGAATGAGCATCACGGGCACACCTAGATTCAACGGTTTGGCGGTGGGGTCCCTCATGGCCGACTTCACAAAGGGCACCATCGTAGTAGAGGCGACTGCGGGCTTCGTAAATTCTGAGACTGGTGAAACACATGGGTGGACCAAGGGGGAGGGCGCTACATGGTCCCCGGACACCATGAAGAAACTGCAAGTGTTACGTGAGGCGATGGAGCATGACTTAGCGAAAATGCACTTCAAAGAGCACAGCGTCCAAAGCAATTCTGAGAGTGCCTCCTCTGGCTTCGAACTCGAGGACAAGGGCCTCAGTGAGCACCTAGGCGTAGATGCTCCCTCCGTCTAGCTTGACAGACCATCTTGCGTATGCGCAGATCTTCACCACAGCAACAACGCCACCGTGCAGGGGCATAACAAGCGGGAAACAACGCTAAGGGAGAAATATGTCCACGAGAGAGATACAGCTCATCTCGCGTATCGTACGTAGTGGGGACCTCAACTCGGTGCTTGAGTGGGGCGTTACGCAAGATGATTTTCTAACCAATGAGGGCCGCGCGATGTTCAATCACATCCTCGGCTACTACGCCAGACGAGATACTGAAGGATCAGTCATAGGCGAAAACGCCGTCAAGGAAGTCTACCCAACGTTCATCCTTTGCGACGACCCATCGATGACAACAGCCGCCCTGTGCACAGAGGTTAGAAAGAGTAGGCTGCGCATCGATCTAGAAATCCACTCGAAGAAAGTTTTAGAGCTTGCAGAAAGTGACCCATGCGCCGCCGCCGCGTATGGACAGAACGTCATGTCTGAAGTTCTTAACTTAGGCACTAGCAAAGACGTGGATGTCTACTTCTCGAACGAGCTCGACAACATCATATCCAAGTACGAGCAAAAGGAGCAAGGAGTAGACTTCTCGTGCGGCCTGTGGCCCTGGGAACCCCTCAATGAGGCAACAGGCGGTATCCAACCAGACGACTACGTAGTTCTGTACGGACGGCCAAAGAGCATGAAGTCGTGGGTCCTCGCAGCACTGATAGCGTGGGCCTACAACTGCCAGAAGAAGGTTGTCATCTACACCAAAGAGATGACCCCCGAAAATATCTTCATGCGGGTGGCGGCGTGCATCGCACAACTCGACTACCACAGCCTACGTATGGCAAAGCTCACAGAGCAGGAGAAGGAGAGCCTCTATGCCGTTCGTACAATGGTGCAGCAGCTCAAACACGAGCAGAATCTGGTCTGTCTTCGAGCCACAGACGCTCCCGGAGGAGGGGATACGGTCCCATGGCTCCAGTCCAAAGTGGAGAAGCACAACCCAGACCTAGTATGCATCGACGGCATGTACCTGATGAGCGACGTAAAGAAGGCTCGTAAAGACCACGAGAGAGTAATGAACATCTCTCGTGCGCTAAGAGGGCTAGTCCTCTCCACCAACGTACCCGTAGTAGCAACGGTGCAAGCCAATCGAGGAGCAGCAGCACACGGTAAGGGGAACCTGGATGAGATCGCCTACTCAGACGCCATCGGACAAGACGCAACTATTGCTATGCGCGTCATCAACGACAAGGGGTCGCCTACCATCTCATTGGTAATGGCGGGCTCAAGAGAGTTCGAGCTGGCGGGATTCCGCATTTACGGCATTCCAGCAACGAACTTCTCAGACCACTCCCTCCTCACGGAGAAGGAGATCACCAAGGCTAAAGAGAAAGACATAGTCGATGAGGATAACCCCTCAGCGCACATCAAAGCCGGTGCCCGCAAGAAGAAGCGAGTCACCGAATCGAAAAGTCTTATAGCAGCCAAGAAACGATTAGAGAAAATGATGTAATGGACGTTACAGAAGAGGTTCTCGGAATCGCCAACAAGTACTTGAGCCAAGTACGGCGGTCGGGACCGGACGATATTATGTCCATCTGCCCCTTTCACCTAAAGGCGGATGGTAGTGAAGAGCGACGACCCTCCTTTGCAATGTCGCTATCTAAAGGGCTCTATTTCTGCCACGCATGCCAAGAGAAGGGCAACCTCTTCACCTTTCTAAAGGGAGTGGGGCTCACACGGCATCAAATAGAAACCGGGTACCAACCCATGCTGGATGCAGTCGGCAGAAACATGCCCCCAGCACCAGACCCCTTGAAGCCCAATGTGTTCTCGGAGTCACCCATACAAGAGAGCCTACTAGGACTTTTCGACTTCTGCCCCAAAGCGCTACTGGAAAAGGGGTTCGCAGAAGAAACGCTCAGCAGGTTCGATGTAGGGTTCGACAAAGACCATATGAGGATCACCTTCCCGCTTAGGGACTTAAAAGGAAACCTCGTAGGTATCAGCGGAAGAAACGTCAGTGGGGACTGGCCGAAATACAAGGTCTACGACACTGAGTACAGAGTGTGGGACCTGCCCAGCCGCACAGGATGGGACAAGAGAACAGTTCTGTGGAACGCGCATGTCGTGTACCCCGGGGCGTACTTTCAATCATCGTTGGCAGACGTGGTCGTGGTAGAGGGGTTCAAGGCGTGCATGTGGCTCTGGCAATCGGGTATAACGAGCACGGTAGCACTCCTAGGCACCTATCTGAGTTACGAGCAGCACTGGATACTGGAGCGGATGGGGGCACAGGTTTACCTCTTCCTAGACAACAACGAAGCCGGTATAACCGGCACCTTAAAAACGGGCGAGAAACTCATGAGGAGCCTCCCCGTAAAAGTAATTGAGTACCCTGAACGGCTGGCTAACGATGAAGATGCCCAGCCCGACGACCTAACAATCGAAGAGTTGCTAGAGGCAAAGTCCTCAGCAGTAAGTTACGCAATATGGTCGATGACCAACTGAAGAAAGAACATGAAGATGGCATTCGGAAAAAATGACGAGAACCTGAAGAAAGTGGCGCGGTACGGGGGCACTCACTCACAGATGGCTGCGTACAACTCGCGGAAGCGCTCCCCCAAGAAGAACATCAAGCGTAACGTCCCGTACTGGGCCAATCAATACAAGCCGTCGATGGGCACCCCAGACACGGTACGCATAATTCCGGGGGAGTACTCCTTGGAGGCTCTCGACGATGAGAACAATGTCGTACCCCAAGAGCTACCATTCTACCAATACACGGAGCACTACCACGGACCCCTCAGGAAGGGATTCATCTGCTCTGCGGGACCATTCAAGTATCAGTACTTCAGCGGCAACGCAGAACAGTGTCTAGGTTGCGACACCTACTGGGCTGACCGGGATGGTCCTATCAGTATGCGTGGCATGTACGTCTACACAGTGATCGACACAGATGTCTTTCACAAAGCCCCTCAAATAGGCCGGGATGGGCAGCCTAGAGTGAGCCCCAAAACGGGAGAGGCATATTACAACTGGGAGAAGGGGTCGGGCGGTCCCGGGGCGGAAACCAAAATCGGGCACAAGATGACATGGGCGATGGGCAAAATGCACCACGAGGCGCTGTGGGCCTACGACGAGCACGTAAGCAGCAGCTGCAGTAGCTGCGGTGGACGCGCTACTATTAGCAGCATGGTGTGGCAGTGCGGTAACGCGGAGTGCGGAGACATCATATTCGCTCCCGCCAACACCGACCTCTCTTACGAAGCACAAAAAGAGGTATCTCAAAACCCGTACAGCTGCCCTACGTGCAAAGAGACGTTTTTCCCACATGAAACATACGGGTGCTCAGCTTGCGACAACGAGCAGCGTGCAAGCATCTTCGATGTGGATATCACTCTGAAGCGGCAGAAGTCAGACGCAATGGGCACGCAGCTGGTGATATTAGCTACGAGTGACCCTAAACCCGTAGACGACCACCTGGCCGAGTTCGCGCAGCCCATGGACCTGCCGTCCATCTACATCCCCGAGAACGTAGACCGACAGGCTGAGCTGCTGGGTGTGACCGTAAGCCACACTCAACCTTACGCATAGCGTACCCAAACAGGCGGTGGACCGTCCTGCGAGTGGGGGCCCGGGGCAGAGATGCCTCGGGGTCTCCTGCTTTCAACTTAAACCACAGAAGGGAGCATCTATGGCTTGGAACATTTCCATCCCCGATGCCGAGTACTACGACCATGAAACAGATGGGCTCGAAGAACTCGTCAAAGAAATAGAGGGAACGTCAGAGATAGCCATCGACACAGAGACTACTGGTCTCGTGGTGTGGAAAGACATCCCACTTTACTGGTCGCTCGCATGGGGCAACAGGCGTGTGACCATGAACAGCTCTACGTTACCGTTCTTTCAGGCGGCCTTTGAGGACCCCGAGAAAAGCTGGGTCATGGCTAACGCCAAGTACGACACACACATTCTAGCTAACGTGGGAGTCAACATAGCTGGGGAGCTGCGCGACACTCAGGTGATGCATGCGCTCTTGTACGAAGATAGACCCCACGGCCTCAAGCACATGGCTCAGCACATCTTGGGGTGGAAGTGGTCGGACTTTCAGGACACCTTCGGTAAGATCTCGAAGGCCAGGGGAGTAACAGCGGAAGACGTCATACGACGTGCAGAAGCCGAGAACTTCAATCTCTTAGTCGAGTACGCCGCCAACGATGCTTGGGGCACCTGGAACGTATACAAGAAGCTTGAGCAACAACTCACCGAGGCCGTTACTCACAGCCTTTACACCGATACGTGGCCCCACATAAACACCTTGTGGGACTTGTTCTCCAAGATAGAAGTTCCTTACACGAAGGTTCTTTGGAAGAACGAACGTGCTGGCATCAAGCTGGATGTGGCCTACCTGGAGAAATGCGCCCCCGAAATCAAAAAGGGCATCCACAAGCTGGGCAGAGAGATCACCAGGGAGGCTGGGTTCAACATCAACCCAGAGAGCCCTCAGCAGCTCCGAGAGCTCTTTTTCGACAAGATGGGTATCAACCCCCTCAAGCAAACGAAAGGGGGCAAGACGGGCGTCAGACACCCTTCTACGGACAAAGGAGTGCTGGTCAAGTTAGCTGAGAGTCATCCTATCGCTGAGAAGATCTTGGAGTACCGAAAACTATCCAAGCTCTACGGTACCTACATCCTAGGACTGGCTGCAGCTGCAGACCCCAACGGCCGTATTCACGCTCGATTCAATCAGGACGTTACACGCACCGGCAGGCTCTCGTCATCGAACCCCAACATGCAAAACATCCCCAGGCCCGACAATGACGCTTGGGGCCTACGTAAGGCGTTCATCCCCGAAGAGGGCAACTGCATCATCGCAGGTGACTACAAGCAGCTGGAGATGCGGTTGTTGGCATGTGCAGCTCTCGAGCAAGACATGATCGACATCTTCGCCCGAGATTGGGACATCCACATGGGCAACGCCAGCTTGATGTTCGACATTCCCTACGAAGAGATCGAAGACGCCAAGCAAATCGAGAAGCAGGTGAAGACAGGTGAGCTCGAGGAGGACGCTATGACCCCACATGTCACAGAGTGCCTTCAAGCTAGAGCGGCGGCAAAAGCCATCGGCTTCGGCTTGAACTACGGCATGGGGGCGAAGAAACTCGCAGGAACCCTCAAATGCTCCATGGGAGAAGCACAACAGAAGATCAAAACCTACCGAGGAACCTACCCAGCGGTGGACAACTTCTATAAGGAAGCCATCGAAGAAACTGAGAAGTATGGCTACGCCTTCACGCTCCTAGGCAGGAGAAGGAACGTCCCCGAGATTCTGTCCACCCGCAAAGATGAGAGACACAGAGCTGAGAGGATTGCCGTCAATACACAGATTCAGGGGTCGGCTGCAGATGTCGTCAAGATGGCCCAAATCGTCTGCGACAGTGCGGAGCTCGAAGAGAGGTATGGGTGCCACATGCTTCTCCAGATACACGATGAACTCGTGTTCGAGTGCCCGATAGAAACAGCTCAAGAAGCCATGGAGGAAGTAAGACTGCTCATGGAGAACTCCCTCCCAGAACCGTTGCCGGTAGCTTTGGGGGTAGATATCGGAATGGGCAACTCATGGATGGCCGCCAAATGAAGCGCAAACGGGACCTGGACATGTTGGTGGCAGCAGACTTGGGGGTACCCCTTCAGGATATCTCGCTCGTCACCGACATGTTCCTCCGCCACACAAGAGCTGCCATCGCCGAAGAGGGCATCGTACACCTCGACGGCTTTGGCAAGTTCCGGCTCTCAGAGCAGCCCAACAGTAAGCTGACCCTCAAAAAGAAAGGCGGGGAGGGGATAACAACTGTGGAAGCCCCACCGAAGCTACGAGTACACTTCTCCAAAGCGCCTGTTTTTAGGCGTCAATTACGGGAGAGCAGAACCATGGAAAAATACGGGGTCAACGAGACAATCGATCAAGATCTAGAGAAAAGGGCCGCACAAGGCTGTCCCAAATGTGGGACCAAGCCCAGTAGACACGGAGCAGTGCTTGTGTGCCGCAACTGTGGGACCGAACCTTTTGAAAGCCCACCACCGAGGATAAATGAAGAAAAAGAAAACAACTAACAAGAAAGTCGCCAAAAAGCAGTCCTCTGGGAGTAGAAGGGCAGCGCTACAAGAATGGATGGGGCAAATCAACAGCCCTGAGCACAGGGTCATCGCTTTCGCCGATCAAGTCCCCAACACCTACGAGTTAAGACGACCCAGCCGCATCATGCAGTTGGATCTAGACACGGGCGGAGGCCTCCCAGCAGGGGGCCTTTCCTATTTAACCGGCCCGGATAACGCCGGTAAAACAGACCTGCTGTACCACTACTTCACCGCACACCAAAAGCTGTTCGGCGAAGAGTCGTGCATCGGCTACGCCGCAGTTGAGGGCGGCTTCGACTTCAAGCGAGCCAGACAAGTGGGTGTGCAAATTGCCATCCCTGACTTGATGATCGAGCAGTGGGAGGAAGAGAGAACTCTTAGAGGGCAAGAACCGTTTACTGAGGAAGAGCTCCTGGGTTTCAAAAAGCAGGTGGGGGACTTCATCATCATACAGGGGGACACCGGAGAAGAAATCCTCCAAGCCGTGCTGGGCGCTGTGAAGACGAACCTCTTCGGCATCGTCGCGGTGGACTCAATATCCGCACTACGCCCCGAGGCAGATGCTGCCAAGGACTTGGAGGAATACGAGAAGAGGGCCGCCAGGGCCAATCTCATCACCAAGTTCATGAAGCACTACATGCCTCTCACCAATACGCTCAATGGCCTCAACTACACCACCCTCATCTTCACCCAACAGGTGCGGGCCAATCAAGAGCGTGCCAACGCCCCAGCCCACATGCAACCATACATCAAGAGGTACGAGGCCACGGGAGCGTGGGCAGGCAAGCACGGGAAGTTAATCGACGTATGTGTATCTAGCGGCCAGAAGATCAAAAAGCAGATCAAAGGCACCAAATACACAATCGGCAAAGTACTCAAGTGGGAACTTGAAAAGGGCAAAGCCGGAACGCACGACAACATCAATGGAGAAGCATCTTTTATATACCCAGAGTTCGGCGGCGTAGGGGTAGACACCATCGAATCCCTCATCACCGCAGCTATCAGGCACGGAGTCATCTCAGAGGGTGGCGATAAGTCAGTGTATCTGAATGGGGTAGTCCCTCAGGTACCTATGGCTCCCAACCTAAAAACCCTGACGGCCAACCTTGAACAAGACTTCGAGCTCGAGCTGCAGCTAAGAAGAGAAGTTCTCGCAGCTAAGGGGATTACGTGCCTGTATCGATAAGAGTTCAATTATTGAGTGGCTACTCGGTAGTTCCCAACAACTGCTACCTACACGGAGAAGGTGTGGAGCTCATGATAGAGACGGATGGCCGTCACGTCATACTTCACGAGACCTGGGGGGACTTGAAGAACGGAGTAGTGAAGTTCTTCGAGGAGCCACGAGCCAAAACACTGAAGCCCAAAAAGATACGCCGTGCCTCGATCAAACAAGAGCGAGAGATCATGAAAGGTCTTGGGGGGAGGGTGCAGCCGGGCTCGGGGTCCAAGGGAGGGTATAAGGGAGACGGAAGAGTGTACGACCAACTAAGGGTCGAAGCTAAGTACACGACTGCCAAGAGTTACAGGCTCAACCACTCCGACTTAACCAAAATCCGAGGTGAGTGCGAAGGCCGTGAAAGGCCTGCACTCGTGCTGGACTTCAAAGAGAAGGGCACTCTAAAAACACACGACCGCTGGGTAGTCATACCCTACGCAGACTGGGAGAAGTATGCCGCTGCTAACGATAAATGATCTAGAAACGCTACCGCTTGAGGAGAAGAACCGCCTCATTAAAATGGCGACAGGACTCTCCACTACCTACCTCAGCTACATCGCAAACAACACAGATTCCTACGAGTACAAGGTAGAGATAGGGGGGGAAAGAACCCGATCTGCTGGGATACACGCCTCAGAGATATCCAACTGCTTGAGGCAAGTTGTCTACAGCCTCACAGACACAGAACGAAAGAGTGACCCCGCCAAAACAGATGTCAACATGCGTATGCGCTTTGGGATGGGGCACGCCATTCACGCAATGCTTCAAAACGACTGGCACCAAATAGCAGAGAGGTCCGAGGGCAAAATAGAATTCGTAGATGAAGTACGTATCGGCCCAAAGTTGGGTGGTTGTGCCGAAGCTTGGGACATCCGCTCCAGTTGCGACGGCATAATTACCCTGCACCAAGACGGTAAGCCTCTCATCCGCATAGGGCTCGAGATCAAGTCTGCATCGCTGCAAGAGTTCGAGAAGCTACGAGAGCCCAAGAATATGCATCTCGAACAAACATGCGTGTACATGGCGACGTTGGACCTACCCCTCATGTGGTTGCTTTACTACAACAAGAGCAACTCAAACATTTCACCGTCCTTCCCGCCCTACCTGTTCCAGTTCAACAAGAAAATGTGGGAACAGTCACTCGAAGGTCGATTTGGCTACGCGCACCACCTAGCGGAAACTGGGGAGCTTCCTGACAGGGAAGAGGGATTCCACTGTAGGTGGTGCTCCTTCAGTTGGACGTGCGCCCCACCATCCTTATCCAGGAGGTAATTATGAATGGAGGATTAAACCTCAAAGGCATGCCTGGCATCGGTGCCACGGCAGAAGAAGATGTTCACAACAAATGGAGCTCATTCGAATCCGTCGAAGCAGAGCTGGCATACATGGGTTTTCCGCCTGTGGAAAAGCCGCCCTACAGCTGTCCCACCCTCACTCCCGAGATGCTGACCGAAGCCACAGACAAACAGTACACGGCCATCTTTGTACAGTTGGGGGAATGGTACGGCTACGTAACCAACGTACATGCACGAATCAAAGCCATCCTAATTCAAATAGACAATGAGCTTGGGGACCTCGAGTCAAGATTACGCGAGGGCACCGTGCAGGCATCCAAGATCGAAGGTAGGAAGAAACCCACCCTCCAAGAAATAGCGGACACAATCAAGAAAGATCCACGCATCCTGGAGTTGACCCTGCAAAAGCAGCATCACGAGCAGAAGAAACTGCTCCTCCAATCCTACGTCGGGCAGCTAGAACGAAACCTGAAGATCGTAAGCAGACAGGTAGAGATCCGACGACAAGACCTGGAGCACCACCAAGTCGCCAACAACATGCCCACCAGAGGGATTCGACGACCGTGATTCAAATGGTTATTCCGTGGCTCCCCATATCGTCAAACCATGCGTACTTCAATCTACCGAGGGGAGGTAGGAAACTCTCTACCCAAGGAGAGAAGTTCAAGAGAGAGACCGCCGCTCACATCGTCAAGAACTATCCAGCAGAACTCAAAGAGATGATTCCAGACACTCCATTTGGACTCGCAGTACAGTTCTCCTTCAAGGTTCTTCAGAATCGTACATGGCCAGAAACGGCCAAGAACCGGTATAAGAGAATCGATGTCAGCAATAGATTGAAGTTGCTGGAAGATGCAATTGCTCACTCTGGCGGCATAGACGACAGCCAATTCCTGACGGTCATCTTGGATAAGTGTGAGTACGAGAAGGAGGAAACCAGAATATGGATTTGGAACATGGTCCAAGAGCCGGAGGGCATCACAGATGTTATTGGAAGAATTCGAGGCCTGTAATACTACTGAGCTGTATCAGCTGTGTAGGCAGATGGGCCTCCCAATAAACCCGGGCACATCCAAAAGTCTGATGGTCTCGTATATATCCGGGGAGGAAGAACCCGCACCAGAACCCCACATATTCGATCTGTGGAGGCACGCGCTTATGGGGTTCATACTAGACCACTGGTCGGTACTGGAATCTCAACTAACGTGCCCGGCAAAATCAAAAGATCCTAGGTCGTGCTTTGGGTGTGTAGGTACCCAAGTCGTGACTTGCCTAATTCAAAACAAGGCCTACGAACACCTAATTGCACTCCACAGAAAGGAGTAAGTATGGCGTACAACAAACCAAGCAGTCATGGCATCACGCCCCAGACTGCCCCACGTGACCTCGAAGGCATACAATCCATCCCGCGCCCCCAACGAAATGTCTTGATGTTCAAACTGGTTGGGCCCGAGGCGGGGAAAGCCTTCTGCAGCGAAACTAACGAGGAGCAAGCAGCATCTCTTCAGACGGCGCTGTTGAACTGGGACACCCAGAAGGCAACGAAGGGAAATGGAAAAGGCAGTGTGGCCAAAGCCGTCACAGCGCCCACGGTAGCCCAAATACCGTCGCCCAAGGCCAAAGCTGTAAGAGCTCCAGCCACAGCCAGTGACCCCACAAACGCAGGGGCTGCAAAGACGATCGCAACAGCCCCAGTCTCCCCCCAAGCTACCAAGGAGTTGGAGGCTAGGATCGAACACCTGGAGGGTTTGATTCTCGGAATGGCCCGTATGCAGAGAACAGCATTATGTTTCCTGGCCACTATCGGGCAGCAGGTGCTGGAGTGCGACCAGGAAACTCTGTGTCGAATGATCAAGAACGACATGGACAACAATGATCCAGAAAAGATCATCAGTATGACGGGGGAAGACCCCAGAAAAAAATAGTAGGCACCCTCTGGTCGGGGTGCGTACTACCAAAGGCAGAGGACATCTTGGAGGTAGAGAGAGACTTTAGCGAGTTACCTCCAGATGACCTGGGCTCTCTTGCCCAAGAACTGGGGTTGTCCACGGATAATCCCAAGGGGCTATTGAGCAAAATCAAGGGGTGTGTCCTAGCAGAGTAATCCGTGCAGGAAGGAATTCATGCACGAGGACGAATCGTATCTATACACACTCGCGATGATGGAGCCCTGGCGAACGGGTCAGGGCAACGTCAACGCATTAGACCCCACATGGCTGGGCGATGAACCGACATTCTGTCGTGGGGTCATCTACTGGGAGGCGAAAACGGAGTGGTGGATCTGCAAAACCTGCGGATATGTAAGCCGCAGCACCTACCTAGAACACCGCCCAGTAGAACGCCCAATAACGTACTTTGCAAAGAGCGCAGCGTTCTACTTCAAGAAGAGGGCAGAACAGAAGGTGCCACTCAGCACGTCCATAGGACAATTCCTGTTTATCGCAGGGACCGCTGTGAGGTACGCGGCAGTAACGCCACCGGAAGAAGTCAGCAAATATGTCCAGACCTTAGTAATAGCTTGACCAATGGGCCCCACCTTCGGGTGGGGCTCACTTCTTCTTCTTTTTAGCCCCAGAAGTTATCATGGGCTTTCGGGACAGACTCGCACTGCCCCCAGGGGTGCCGGGAGCCGGAGTTGGCAACGCCATATTTCTCTTAGCCGCAGAAATCCCAGGGGTGGCTCCAAGTCTGGCAACGCCTTTGGGGCCCGGACCCCCCACCTTAGAGGGAGTAACTACAGGGGGGATGGGAAGAATAGGTATCGCTGGATACCCATACCCAAACGAGACGGTCAAAGCGCCGAGGGAAATACCTCCACGCGGGATATACCCGCCAGTTCCCAAAGACATCAACTCCTCCTACAAGCCGTACTTCTCCATCAAGGACGCCTCGAGACCTGAGATCTCCTCAGCAGTCAAGACGCGGTCATAAATCAAGATCTCAGCAATATACCCATTCCACGAATCTGTTGGAGGAGGAGCCACCAAAGGACCAGCGCCGATGGAAATACCGGAGTACTGCAGCGCCCCAAGCGCCCCAGACGCCGTCGTCACACCATCAACCCTGATAACTCCCACGGCATCAAACTCACCCACAATCAAATGAGGATTCAAGTCCACAAGACCATCCGTCACCGAACCTCCCGTAGCTATATTCCACTCAAGTCCACCACCTGAATCTAGAGCTCTAAGCTGCGGGGTGGCAGAAGACGCGTCTGAGACCAGCACGGAGGAGACCAGCCCAGCAGACCCCGTAAGCTGGCATACAACGAGTGTCGTTGTATTCGGGTTGGTGAGCAAAGTAGCTGGGCTGACCAGCGACATATTGTTCACATCGGCAGGGCCAGTAGAAACAAACTGTAGGGCCGGGAGGTTATTAAGGGATGGAACAGAAGCCACAAATAGTGGCTGGGCGGTGGTGGTCGGGGCATTCGGACCATCGCCTGTAACACTCTGATCATCCCACCTTTGCACATTCCCGGTAATGCCATCGATTACAACACCCACACTCGCGTCGTACCACGCCACCAAATCAGGTATCTGCGAGGGTATTAAGTTCTGGGCAGCACCTCTTCTGGCGGGAGAGCCGACTGCGGGCAGTACTGCTCCGCCCGTCTCATCTCTGAGCTCCCACGTCTTAAAGGGAGTAGAGCCGTCATCGTCGTAAAGAATTAACGTACCGGGGTTGCCGCTGGCGGACTCGAGGCGATTAGTGATCTGCTTTCGGAGAAGAGATAGATCGGCAGCATTACTAGCGATAATCACAACATCCAAAGCATCCCCAATAACGTCAGCACCATCATCTACATGGTACTCAGCTACCAAAATGTCTCCCTCGGACAACGAGAGGACCGATACGTTGAAGGTCTTCTGGTAATGGCCCCGCTCTACCTCCGCCATAGAGGAGTACTTGGTCGTCCACCCGACCGTCTTGAAGATGTTGTCGTTAAAATCCAGGTAGCTGTTGGTGGTAGCACCATCCCGGATAGCTACGGTAGGAGCCTTCCCAGTAACTCCGCCAACACCCTCTTTATCTATAGTTAGATCTAAAGGGGCTGCTGAGTCATCGCTTTTGACCAGAATGGCTACGCTCATATCTGCCTCCTGTCGCCAACTAAGGATTCGATTTGCGCGAGGCGATTCTTGGTGCTCTGATTATTGCTTCGCAGCTCAAAGCCCCCGCCGTGAAGCTTCAAGAACACAGGCCGGTCTTCGCCTACTAACCGGTCTACAAGTGCGGCTCCCTTGTCTGTAGCGCTCGCGCCCGGAGAAACCTCGCGCACATTCAGAGCGTTCGCTCCCCACATCGGAAGAAAGGATTTCGTTACCCCATGGTCTACGATCAATCCTACCAAGTCTGGGCGATCCCCATCATCCAGTTCGCCTTCAATCCACGAGCAGTTGTACGACCTACAGGAAGCGGGGCGCTCGTCATAGATCGCGCAGCCATTTGCTTCATGGCGACACGACTCCCACGAGGGTTTCTCCAACGCCCCAACTCCAAGGACGTGGCAGCATGCAGTGCAAGGTCCGCAGCTTCTCATGGCACGTCCGCCGCAAAGTCACCGGCTTCTAGGTTCGCTTCATCGAGCCCGTAGCCGTTGCCTGAAAGATCACTGACAACGGGTGAGCTGCCCACACCATCGGAGCCGTCGCCTAATCGGTAATATGCATCGAGGTTAGCTACAGCACTGTGGGTCAACACATTGTTTGGCACACCTGAGTTGTAAAGTTCAGTAATCTGCGCGGCGGATAGTTCAATGTTGAACATCGAAACCTCGTCTAATCGCCCATTGTAGAAAGCATTCGGCGCAGTCGATCCTCGCGACCCAAAAGACATTGCTTCGCTCGTAAGGATTGACGCACTTAACGTGTCTGAGTCTACAGATACGGTTTCGTCTGCGCCATCAACTGCGATCTTGATTCCCGCTGCCGTAGATGAGCCATCATAAGTTAGGCACACGTGATGCCACGCGCCATCATTCCACCCGCCGCCAGTGGTACGCACAGCCTGCGTATTCGATCCTAAAGTGTTGAACATCGCGACGTAGAACTCACCGGCGACAGTTGGGTTCTGGAAGATGCCCCAGCCGGTAAAGGTTCCAGTGGCTAACTGCTTGCCTATCATGCAGCCAAAGCCTGTTGCAGACGACTTCATCCACAAGCTAACGCTGAACGAGTCTAGGCGATCATAGATTGGGGCATTACCTGCGGGCGAGCTAAATAGTCTTTCGTCTACGCCGTCAAGGCCGACCGACATCACGTTAGCCCAAGCAGTAGAAACGCCCGGTGCTAGGCGTCCACCTTGCGAGAACCGCACGCCTTCGGTGGCCAAAGTCCAAAGGGTCAAGTCCTGCGCTGGCGCACCATCATCGTCTAGCTCAAGACGAATAATCACTGCATCGCCTTCGTAGTAATCCGCTA